GGATTAGCGACCATGCCGTAGCGAGTCTTAAATCCAATCTTTGGCTGGAAGGTCTGCTCGCCAACTGCACGGACCATTTGTAGTGGAACATATGGGCAGTAGAAGAGACCAGCATCGAATGCACTTGAACCCTTGTAACCAAGAGTGAAGTACTGATTACCAGCAGCACTAGCAAAGTATGGATCAATGTAAACACGGATGCGACCATTAAGAACACCGGCAAAAGTATTGCCTGTGTCGTCTACATTAAGATTGGCTGATAGTGCTGGGGTGTAATCTAGAACACCTGCCATCTGAAGAGCAGAAGCAACATCAGAAGAACAGATTAGAACGTTACCCTTGCCGCGACGAGTAGCCTTGGCGATTTCGTTTGCTTCGCGCTCGATTTGGAAAATCATGCCCTTGAAGCGTTCTACAGACCAACGGCCATTTGAGTCAACGTCTAGGTCAAAAGTACCGGTTGTAACAACGTTGTCTTGAGCACCACCAGCAAATGGATTTGCAACCATTCCGTAGCGTGTTTTGAAGGCGATTTTTGGTTGAAAACTAGAACTATCAACCGCACGAACCATTTGCAATGGAACATATGGGCAATAGAAGATTCCAGCATCCATAGGTGAAGAACCTTTGTATCCAACTGTGACAAGTTCGTGACCGCTACTGTCAGCTGTTTGGAAAGGATCAACGTATACACGATATCGACCATTCAATACACCAGCAAAAGTGTTTGATGCTTCGTCAACATTGAGGTCTGTACTCATTGAAGGAGCATAATCGAGAACACCTGCCATCTGAAGAGCAGAAGCAACATCTGAAGAAGTCAAGATGATATTACCTTTTCCTCTACGTGTTCCTTTTGCGATTTCATTAGCTTCTCTCTCAATTTGCATTAAAAGACCTTTGAACTTTTCAACCATCCAACGTCCGTTAGAATCTGTGTCAAGATCAAAAATACCAGCAGTTGTTGTTGTTCCTGTTTTTGCACCAACAACAGCGGAAATTTGAATTCTACGAACAACTTCACGATTGATTTCTGCAAGAATTTCAGCAGAAAGAATGTTCGCAAGTTCACCTTCTGCATCAAGACCATGAACAGCACGCAAGTCCTGTGCAAGTTCCATTGAATAGGAACCAGCAAGAGCTCTTGTCCCTGCAGCAGTTGAAACTTTTTCAATAGTGAAAGACATCTCTTGAGTGATATTTCCCTCACCAGCAGCATTGGTTTTTGCAGGTGCAGTATCATAAGCTGCATCTGTTGAAACCGCCGCACCAGTTGAATTATTAATCATCAACGATGGTTGTGCTGTTTGGAAATCTACTCCTGTTGCATCACCAGAAAGTTCAGTGTCTGCTTCGTTATAAAGAACTTCGTCACCACCTTGTGAATTCTTACGAGCACGTAATGCGAAAACGAGTCCAGTAGGTCCAGACATTGGTTGAACACCACAAATATCATAAGCGATAAGTTGTGGCATTGCACGGCGAACCATGCTGATAAGAACTGGGTCAGCGTGTGCCATTGTAGATGCACCACCATTTCCACCAGCAGCACCACCAGTTTGAGCGGTTGTGTTGGCCATTATTGACGTTGCTTCCGACAACATACCATGATTTTGTACTTCTTGGTCGTTTAAAAACTGTTTTTCAGTATTTTCCAAGCAAAGTGCGGTAACTGCTCTTCGATAGGAATCTTTAATTTCTGGAAGATCCCCATGATCAAGAACAGGCGCCCACTTTTTACTAATATGTTCTGCGAGTTGCATTTTAAAACTCCTGTTATGTTTTAAAAACTATGTAAAAAATTACTTACGAGCAATTGCTTTGCTGTAAGCTTCCATGATGTTGTTCATCTTAGGGGTTTCTTCCGAAACCTCATCTTCTGAAACGACATCTTCTTGTTCAATATTTTCATCCTGTTTAACTTGATTAGGAAAATAACTCTCCTTAATCATTTTTACCTTATTCTCAAAATCATCTGCATTTTCCTCATATGTGACTCCATCAACCAAAGATTTCATTTTCTCTGCTTGTGTGTCCGCAAGGTCTTCACATACTTCTTCAAGAATTTTGTTTTTGCGGTAATCATTGAGTTCGTCTTTAACTTTGACGTTCTCTTGAATTTGAGAATTTAACTTCTCTTCAAGTTCCTCAACTTTGTCAAAAAGGTTCTCTACAATGTCAACCTTCTCATCTGGAACTTCGATGTAATGTTCGGTGAACAGATTTTTCAATCCACTCATGAACTCTTCTGTAATTTCGCTTCTCAAGGAACTCTCAAGTGCAAGTTCGTTCTCTTTCATCCACTCTTCAACTACGTAGTTGAGATATCCGTCAACTTTTTCAGTCAACTCATCACGGAAAGAAACGATTTCCTCTTGCAAGTTATCTTGAAATTCTTTTTCGAGTTCGTCAATTTTGTCACTCGAAACTTCCATTACCTTTTGATGTACTGCGGCTTCGAAAATTGTCGCTGCTTTTGACTTGAATTCTTCGGAAAGTTCTTCTCCTTGAACCAAAGCGGCAATGTCTTCTTTGACATTGATTTCAGGCATCGCAACCTTCATTTTCTTTTTCTTCTTACCGATTGCAACTTTGTCACCTTCTGGTGATGCTGACTCTGGGTCTTCTCCACCCATGTCTTCTGCTTCGATTACATCAATAAGGTCTTTGAAACGTTTTGAAACTTCTTCTTTTTTCAATCCACTCATGAACTCTTCTGTAATTTCGCTTCTCA